CCGCATGACGGGCATCCCAGGTCCGGGATGATCGGGAGTAAGTTCGTCGCCGGGTTTTGATGCGGCGTCGGCCTCGACCGTTTTAACCCCGCTGTTTGTAGCATTGACAACCTCATCGAACGTCGAAAATTCAAAGCACCGGAGGCCGCTCTGCGGATTGAGATTCACGACCCGGAATCCGTGAGCCGTAATATCTCTGGCCAAATCGATGAACCCCTGTTTAAAGCCAAAAACCGAATGCTCACTCTGTTTCCGCGGATATCCCGAATGAGAATGGGACCGGCCCCCGGCGTGCTGAAAATCGTAGCCGAGTAAATAGATCGGGTTCGCTTTTAAAAGCAAGGCGACCTGGAGGGCGCCGTACCCGGAATTGTTTCCGCCATAGATTCCGCGCTCGAGTGCTGCCGGAAACCCATAATGCGCCGCTTGGAACCCCCGGACGTAGTGAACGTTCGGCCCGAAGGCAACGTTATTGATATCGAACCAAAGCCGGATCCCCTTGAAATTATTGAACCGTTCGAGCGCCGGTTGGCCGAGGTCCCCGCCTATGATCCATCGGTAAAATTGATAATCCATCGCATAGAGGATATCCGCAAATGGCACATCCTCATATGCCCTGTTGACGGCGATGATCCGCTCACCGCGAAGCCGCTCGTAATCGAATCCCAGGAGCGAAGGCCCGCCGCCGATGATAAAGCAGCGCTGGCCAGCCCAAGCACCGTCCTGAACGGCTTTCGTGATGCATTTCTTCGGGCCTCGAGGCGAAGTCCAAGCGGCCGCGGCCTGCTTTTGTTTTAGAATGGCCACAACCCGGCGGTCCCGCGTATGTATCATCATTTCAGTAAGGAGGACGGGGGAGGATTGATCCACCTCATCTTAATCTTTCCTCCCCCGTTTATCATGAAAAAAGGAGGGTTGGGGCCTTACCTACCGCCGCCGACACCCGAAGGGATGGTTGCGTCAACGCATTCGATTTGATCGGTATCGCCGATGCAACCTCCGAACCGCTGCCAGCCTGCCTGGACGTCCGTGTAGGAAAGAATGTCGAAATCGGAGAACAGGGTCAGGTCCATGCGGTATGCGCCTTTGAGCTTATACTTGGGCAGGACAACGATGAACTGGTTTGTGTTCGTGAGCATCTGCGTGATGATGGGGAAGAAGTTGAAATCGATGACTTTTTCGGCCCCGACGAAATGATGCTGGAGTCTACTCATCGCCATACGCAGGCGGGCGCGGAGCTGAAGCGGCGCCACAACGGCGATCTGAGTTGTCTTGGGATCAACGCCGTAGCCCTTATTCCGGACATTCGTCAGAATATTAAGAGCCGCCGCATTCAGAGCTAAAGCATCGGCCACGGCCAGAGAATCGCAATCGTAGCAGCCGGGGTCGAGAACGGGAATGCACGCCGACTTTACCGCGGCGCCTGCTTCGAGCAGTGCGTAGAAAATGGCGGCCCTGCCCGAATAGGCCTTGTTGCGGAATTCTTTGGTGTTGTCCTCGATCTGCCAGAACTGACCGTCGTCGAACAGACCTCGGAACCAGCCGAGCGCCCCGCCGTAGTACGAGAAATAGCAAGTTGCCTTGGTTCCGCTCATCTGGTAGACCTTGAGCTTTTCGCCGGGGATGATCTCGTTGAAGGTCAGACCGCTCTGTACATCGGCGACAGAGAACGAATCCGCCTTGACTCCGGTAAAGTCCCGGATGTCGAAGATCTGCTCATAGCCGTTATCGTAGGACGTTTGGAGGTGGAACTTGTCGAGGAGCGGACCCATTGTCGCCGGGAAGTCGGCAGGACCGGAAAAGGCCTGGAGGCGAGCAACTTGTGCCTCTTGTATTTCCTTTTTGGCCTTCATGAATTCCTGGATCTTCGCGTACTGAGGATGGATGAATTTGTCGGGGATGGCGAGATAATACTGGAGGGCGCCAGCGATTTTCCTTCTGTGTTCGGGATCGTGAATATCAAACTTGTCCCAAATATCAGGACTGAATATTTCACTTCTGAAGTTCATCTTGATCTCCGTTACTCAAGCAAGGTTGCCTGGTCGCCTTCGAGGTCGATTTCGACAAATTCGTCATGCTCGTCGGCGGGCTCGGTACAGATTCCGATTTTGTACCAGCCCTGAAAGCGGATCGGCGAGACGCAGGTCCCGGCGACGCCGGACCAGTAGACGTTGTCCCCCGGCAGGAAGACCTGGCCCGAGCCCGTGAGTTTGCAGATTTCGAGCTTCTCGCACTGATAGACGAGGACGGCGTTGTCGCCGATATCGACATGGCGGGCCATCGGACAATTGTTCGCGTCGTACTGGAGGTAGACGATGTTGATAAAACCGACCGTTTCCCGGACGAGCACAAGATCGCCATGATCGTGGCCGCCCGGAGCTGTGACAATGAATTTAAAGGATCGCCAATCGCCCGGAGGCGTAGCGGTCCTGATTCCGAAAGGCATTGCTTTTCTCCTGTTTAATTTTGCCCGTTATCGGGCGCGATGTTATCGAGGGATGAAGTCGTTGGTCTCCGGCGAGAGGTATTTGTCGGCACCCGAGAGGATTGTTTTGCCCGGGCCCCCGCCGAGGTTGCCGTCGTCTTTGCTTACAGTCTCGTCTTTGATTCCGAATATCTCGGCGGCTTTTTTGTACTCATCAACTTCGGCGTCCAGGTACTTCCCGAATTCGGCTTCTGCTTTTTCGGGTTCGGAAGGTTGGAATTTATCGAGCCGGGTTTGGACGAATTTAATCTGGGGCTCCGTAAACTTCCGTTCCGTCTTGGCCTTCTCAAACCAAGCCGGAAGATTACTCCGGGCCGCAGCCGTTTTCAGTTTCCCGAGCTCGGTCTGCATCGCCTTTTCTTTGTCGGCCCAATCTTTCTTCTCTTTCTCGAAGACTTCCCCATTCCGGACGAGCTGGGCGTGTTTCCCGCCGACTTCGTGCTTCACCGCGTCGGACATCGCTCCCTTAACAAACGGGTCCGAGAGTAGATCGTCGTTTGTGAAAATGTCGGAAGGCTTAGACTTGCTTTCCCGCAGGAAAGATCGAATTTCTTCAACTGAAAAAGACATGAATTGTCCTCCAATTTTTATCGAATTATTTTTAGAAAAAGCCTGGAGTTGCGCGAGCAGGGTTGCGTTTGCAAATCCCGGCTTATTCATCTTGCTGTTGCCCAAGGCGATCCCGGTGACCGCATGAACATCCGTGCTGTAATCGGCTTCCCCCATCCGTTCGAGATCGACATCAGCCTCGATCGAGGCAACGTCCAGCGGGAGGGACCGATATTCGGGTTTGATATAAATGGCCGCAATCGTAGTCAATTTATCATCGATTATCTTAAGGGCTTTTCCTACGAGCTCGCCGATTGTTTCCCGGCCGACGTGTGAACTATCCTCGTTATGCTGGTTGAAAATCTTAAGGCCGAGCTGGAGCTTTTCGTGGAGTTTTTGAATCGCCGAACGAAACCAGGTTTTAATGGCGTTCCCGACCCCGACAAGATAGCCCTCACTTTTCCCTTCGTGCCCAACTATGTAGGCCCTGAATAGGGGTTTATCATCGATCGCCTTGAGACGGATATACGTGCTGGTCGGAATCATCTCGAGCAATTCCGACTCGGCCATCTCTTGAAGGCGGGCGAGAATTTTCATTTACTTGGCCTTCGGCTTCCTTCCGCGCTTCGGTTTTACTATCGCAATGGTCGATTTTTTCTTAGTAACGATTCCAGGAGAAGAAAAAACGACTGGTACATTCGGGTCAATCGGTATACCGGCATGAAAAATTGAAGTATCGAATTCAGGTGCAATTTGGACAATCGGCGCAGCGGCCTTCGGCGGGTTTCTTTTCGCTTTCTTGGAAATAGAATACACATCCGCGGCCTTGTCCGTCGTGGCGTACTGGCCCGTTGCGATAACCGTCACCGGAAGTTCCTTCTTGGGGACTTCCGGCTCACCCTTGTCGATATGGCTGTCCGTTTTTCTCTTGATCTGATTCATCGTTATCGGCGGCGGCGTCCTCCGGCCCTCCGGCCGTTTAGAAAGATCATGCTGTGTAATCATCAATCCTCCATCCACAGAGAAGACGGTTGTAATTTCATTCGTCCACGCCCAACTAATCTCTTAATATTTGTCTCTAATATTTCTTTATCCCAGTTCCCTTCTGAAACCATAACCCAGCCTCTTCCCCCACAACCATAACACATTACTTCGGTATTATATATGCTTGTATTTGGATCAAATTCCTTGTGAAGTTTCCCGGAACCCTGACATACGGGGCATAAGCAAGCTCTCATTTTCAATCCTCCGGTTCGGTTCTAATGAAATCATTATCGAGCGGGTCCGTAAACTCTTGGTCCTTCCCTTTTGCCGCCTCAAAAGATTTTCCCTCATGTTCTCGACAATGAGCACGAGCTTCGGCGGCCGTCCAATCTTTAACGGGATATCTAATTGAATGGGTTGTGCTTTTATCCTGGTCTGGCAATTTACCGACCAAGATTCTAATTTCCTTGCCGTCACTTTTCTTGGTCATTGAACCTACTATCTTGGCCGCGCTATTAACAACGCAAGCATGTTCATTTTCGTAAGGAATTTTAAATCTCCAAATCATTCAGCCAGCCGGACATTCTTCCATTGCTGGAAGCTGGCCATATCCGACCGACCCAGTGGACGCCGACGATCATTCCGACGGTTCGGAAATCCCGGGTTTTGTCGGCGTCTTTATCCATAATGATATTCATGGAATGTCTTCTTCGTCCTTATTCTCGTCCTCCGCGAAGGGGTTTGTCAAGGGGATTGTTTTTTTGGGCGGTTTCAATTCAACATTTTTGTCTTCCTCAAGCGCCTCAAGAATGGCCTGCGGATTGATTCCAGGCACCTGGGAAAGAAGCGTTTTGTCGTCGATCGATCCGGCGATCTTCATGGGGATAAAAACCTTTTCGATCCGGTCCCAGGTCGCCTGAGTGATGATGGGGATGTCGAAATCGAGTTGGCCAGTTTGAAGCCGACTCGATTTTTGGGCCGATCCGGTCTTCTCGTTCCAGATCACAATGGCCTTATCGACCATCTCCTCAAAGGCAGCCTCCCATGTGATCCGTTCTTTCGAAGTCATCCCGACGATGAGGTCCATCAGGTTCTCGGCCGTCGCCCGGTTTGAAAGCAGATCCGGGTAGCCGAGATAGTGAACGGGAACGCCGGTCCCGGCTGAAACCGTCTTAATCAGCATGACGATTTCTTTTTCAAGCATCTCGGCGCCTTCCATCGAAGGCTGGAGATATCCCAACGTACCAAGATGGGCGATGCCCTTCCCGATTTTCATGTTTATATTGTCGAGATTTTCCTGGGCCTTATCGACCGCCTGGGCCGTTGCACACTCGGCGTGAAGGATCGGTCCGGCGAAAAGATAGTTGATAAGCCGCCAGTCCCGTTGTGCCTTATCCAAATCCTCGATCTTTGTCAGCATTTTCATCGTCTTGGACATGGCCTGGTTTGGCTGATTCAATCGTCCCCCGAATTTTTTATAAACAAAAACAGGTTCCAAGAGTTCAACCGGTTTATCTGTTTCCGTCCATTTTGCCTTGACGTACCATGTGTAATCGAGGGGATCCGCCTCGATCGTATATTTCTTGGAAGTCCAAGATACGAACCGGGCCGTAACGTTTTGGCTCTTTATATCCCAAGCCAGACTGACGAGGATCTTCCCGTCGAGCTCGGCTTCCTTCGCGTATTCCTGGGCGATCTCTTTATCAAGATCGTTGAATGATAAAAAGTTCTTTGCAAATTCGATCTCTTTCGTAGCCTCGCCTTCTTTTTTTTCGGAGACCTTGATTCCTTCCGCCATGATGCAAAAGGCGCGAAGATCGATGATATTCCCAGTCTGGGAGCAACCCCATTTGGCGGCACCGCGATATTTCTCATCCAAAGCCGCGACGGCTTTTTCATAGGTTTCATAGAGATTGCTCGAATAGCCCTGTGTTTCTTCCATAAGTGCAAGGATATTCGTTGAAAGTTGAAGATTCGCCGTGTGTAGTCGGCTGACATCTTTTCGTAGATTCCTCAGCTCGCCCCATCTGCTTTGTGGAAAGAAATTAATTCTCATGTCGTTCTTTGCCTTTTATTCTGCGGCTAAACATGGATCGGTGTCAATACCTTTCTCCGTAGACAATGATCGGTTTCTTAGTCATTTTGAAATAAGCATCACCCGCCTGAGTTGCATCCTTCAAATGAGAATAGACGCCGTAGCGAAAAGCGTCCGGCGCATGGTCGTCATATTTTACGGGTTCATCCAATACATTGCCGTTCCTATCGATCTTCCATTTATACCGTTGGAATTCATCGTTCGATTTGTAACTCTCGGGCGTACTCAATATTTTATACCGTTTGCAGAAATCGACTCCCGTTTTAACCCCCGATCCTTTGTGGGCCGGGTAGACATTAAACCCGGCCGCCGATATTTCTGCAATCCTATCGGGCTCGGCGCTATCGGCATAGATGGACCGCTTTCGATGGAATGGGATGATAACCGATTTCATTCTGTCGATGAATTCGGAGTTGGTCATGCGCTGCTCATGGATCAATTCCCGCACCCCTACCGCGGCGTCGTAAATATTAATCTCCAAAAGCACGGTCGGATTGTTAAACCCGAAATCGACACCATAGATCGTTTCATGCGGATTCGGCGGAAGTTCATTGACGATCTGGAAATTCGTATAGATTAAACCTTTAACAATGGCCCATTCGCCGAGCCCGTATATTTTCCAATAAGATTCATCTTCCGTTTTCAACCGCTCCAAATATTGCACATACTCAGCCGGAAGAAAACGCAGGTTGTCGAGATAGGTAGAATGGATGATCTCGCAATCGGCTTTATCTATAAGCCGTTCCTTTATCCAGCTCCGGTAGTCGGAAGGATTCAAACTCATGAAGACCTGGTTTATTTCATGCGCCCCGGTTTTTCCGGACAGTCTTAGCATGAGCATTTGATAATCGTCATAAGAAAATTCGTTAGCCTCTTCCATGTGGATATAATTGAACTCCGTCGATCTTATCTTCTGCGGATCGTCGATGGATTTGAAGTGCCACTCGTTTTTGTTGCCTTTATTTCTTATGATATGTTCTGACTTATTATATTCGAGATAAGGCATGACTCCGATTTCGATGAGTTGTTTTACGGCGACATCAAGGGCCGTCGTTCTCAATGCGGGGAAAGTCTTTCGGCAGGATAGGAAAGATTTATTTTTCTCGTTGATGAATCGATGGACGAAAAGTTGAGAGATTGAATAGGATTTTGAAGACCGGGAACCGCCGACGTTAGTAACGACCTTACTTTTGCTGGCCTTGTTGCGGTAGAAGATTTTAGTTGCCGGCCATTTAATCTTTTTTATTTCCGGCATTAGTTGTGTTTTTTATCTCAGTCGATTCCGGGACGATGATAACCTGAATCGGCATCTCGGGCAATTTGATTTCAGTAACGAACATACCCAGGTGTCGGCCCAAGAGTTCAAGTGCTTTTATCTTATCATGAAGTTTGAATTTAAATTTATCATAGACCGTCGTTGAATTACCATCGGCATTTTCTTTGATAACTCGATCTTCGGAAATCGATTCAATGGCGCGGGATGAATCTTTGGGCATATTATCGAATCCCTTGCTTCGCACTGCCCCCGTATTTTCGTCGATATCTAAATGATTCTTGATATCCGAATAGGCGATAATAGCGAGTTCCCTTAAAACACGATCTTGAGTAATCTCCGTTCGCACTTCTCTTTTCTTCATGGCTGCGGCAATCGCTTCTTGGACGTTAAGCCTTGACAATAATTGAGAAGCTATTTGCCGTGCTGTCTTATTACTATATTTTGCCCGCTTCGCCGCTGCCGTCCCGTTTAGATCAACAAGATATTCCCTGACAAAAACGGCCTCGCGGGGATCGCGGCGTTTCTTTTTATATTTCATTTCCGTCTATGTGTGAATGCGCGTCAAAATTTTATCAGCCGACTTCCGATCTGGATTAGGAAGGCCAGGGCGGCGATGGCGCCGACGACCTTCCACATAAATTTCTTCAATGTCTCGATATCGATCCTGATGTCTTCGATGTTATTTACGATATGGGCAAGATCATTCGTCTTGAGGTTTTTAATGTCATCCTTCACACCTTGGACATCGTCCTTCACGCCTTTGATGCATTCTTTAAAAAGCGCTTCCACGCCGTTGATCCGTTCCCGGAGCCCGTTGGCAGATGTTCGTCCACTCATTTTATCACGCGATCGAGCCTTTCTTCGAGAAGTTTGATCTTAAGTTCGAGGAGGGAGATTTTATCCTTGAGGTCCATCGCCCAGAGGATGAAAGCGGGAGTGACTTCAAAGTTTCCGGAAGGGAGTTTACCGACGACATGGGCATCGCCGACGGGAATGAGTTGGGGCGCGAGTGCCTTACATTCAATCGTCGAAAAGCAAAGCGTTAACAGCAATAACGTCGCCGGAAGCCAGGACTTCCAGCAGTTTTTTCTTGCGTTCAATTCTTTCCTCCTCGATCTTGCGAATCTCCGCCTTGATTTTTTCGAGTTCGGAAGGTTTAGCGGTTTTAATGATGAGTGCAATCAGGTCCGCAACGGATCCGATATCGGCCATTATTCAACCTCAAAATGAAATGCATCTTTCTCGCCGCCCCATCGTCCTCCAAGTCGTTTCCATTCAATGCCGAGAAGCTGGTATTCATCCGCATAATCATAATTATTAATCGGCTTCCATTCCTGGTTGAGAATCACTATATCAAAGGCGAGTCGATCTTGATGCTTAGAGCGGATGATATATCCATCGCATTTAGAGAGGCCGCGTATGAAGAGGGCATTTTGTTCTTCCGGCGTTCTGCGGTAAGCGGTGAGAATAAATTTTATGTCTTGGGAATCAGCAAAGATAATAAGATTCGCAAATTTAATAAGGGCATTGACTTGGCGTTCGGTTAAATTATCCAAGGATCCCTCCCGCCTTCCCCGACCGTCGCCCATGCGGTGCGTTATGGCGTCGTCCCAGATTAAGAGCACTCATGGCTGTATTGTGCTTTTAATTTTGGGGATTGTCAATTTATTATTGTCGGAATAATTGTTTTATATAATTAATATTATCAGATTTGCAATTTTCCCATGCATCATATGAAAGGCCAAATATATTTGTCGAATATTCAATACCAAGTATGAGTATCTTTTCTATCGCTTCCATAAAACTATTATAAAAAAATAAACTATCATTTTGATGTTCGATTTTTATTGACGAAGTTGGCCAAAGTCTTTCAATAATTTCTTCTCTAATAGGCATCACTTTTAGCAATTTTAAATTATCACATCGAAGGAAACTTTCAGGATAAAGTCTAATGAAAATATTATCAATATCTGCGATTATAACTTCACCTATGCAAAATGCGATTCGTTCTTGAATGATACTTTTCCAAACAAAATATTTTCCCTTTAAATTAGTATATAAACCAATAGATTGTTTATTATTTTTTTTACCATAATAAACACCCGCTCCCCAAGCTCCATGTAATTGATCGAGATTATATTTTTTATTATTCATCATGATCTCATTTTAATTTTTTCC